CAATCAGGAGGTCGAGAAGCGGATAGCCGAGAGGATGCCGAGCGAGGAAGAGGTATTGCAGTATTTTAATAATCACTTTGACTGCTATGCCGACGCCGAACACGTTGAGATAGCCATGACTAACACGGCAGTATTAAAACTGATTTGGTGGTTTCGTAACCGCATGGAGGGGAAGGCATGATCTGGTACATCATAACTTTCGTAGTAGCCTTTTACTTCGGCTTCTTTTTGTGTGCAGCACTAACATTAAATCGAGATAAAGATGAAAAAGAATCATGACGGATTAATCAGCAGCCTTTGCGCTGCTGCTGTACTGGCCGGTGGTATTATTTTGGCTATTTTGCTTTTTGCGTAAAAATTAATAACTTTGAGATATGAAAAAAATGATTCTTATTCTATTTGCGGTTGTGACGACTTCGTGTACTTGCGTAATGTCACAGATACCGCCTCAATCGCTGTACGTAAACGACGAATGCGGGGCTGCTCTGCCTGACTATCGACTGCGGATGACCTTCACGGATAATTGCGGAATTGATACGGTAGAACAAACTCCATCACCTGGTTCATGGTTAACTCAAAGGTACAACACCGTACTCATTCGAGCTATCGACAACTTTCAGAACCATACCGACGTGTTATTCTCGGTCGAACTGATTGACACAATCGGCCCTGTACTTGTCAGATGGGACACGACACTTATAACTGATGCGTTCGGAAAAATCTCTACACTTTATAACGTTGCTGACCGGATGCTTGCTTATGAAGAGATGTGGTTTGACAATAACTTTGACTGGGCTACAGCGGGGATACCGGATTCAATTCAGCCAACAAACGAATACTTCAACAAAGTAATGTTAACATGGTCCTCTCCGGGGCTTGCTTTTGGCTTGCCCGGTAATCGCATCCATACATTCGTCACTCCGGGGGATACATTGATAATCCCTCCTGAGTATTAAAAACTATTGCATTATTCAGAATTAAGTTTTATCTTTGGTTAGTTCTTTGATGATCTGTTATTGAAAGTTTGGCCGGACCCCGGTTCGATTCCGGGCAGCTCCACAAATGGGCGTAAATCTCTATTCGTGTATATCAATTGTAGTGCACGATTTGGATTCAAAAGAAGAGAGGATAAATCTACGCCCGCCATATCACTCGCCAGTGATCCCTAATCCGTCGGGTAAGTACGGCGAGCTAAGAAGAAGCCGGATAGCGACCGGACAACTGAGTTATAGGGAAACGCCCCTCTCAGCCATATCGACAAAAATGGGGCGTACACGGGGCTGACTTGGTTTTGACGGCAAATGAGTTGGTAACAGGAAGAGGGACGAAACAATCAAACGGCAATTATTTTATGCCACAGGTTAAGGCAGCAGCCTAACCGACTAACTCCGGCGAATCACAGTAACCGGAGTTTTTGCATTTGTTAAATTAATTTAATACATTTGGCACATGATTACAACAGGTGATAAGGGTAAGCGAAATAGTGAACAAAGCTCGTTTGGCGATGAATGATAGTGGATATATTGCTATTTACGGCAACCACTATGCCGAAGGCGGAACCAAATCCGAAGCCCTGGTTAACCTGTTGGATGAAATAAATGCCGAAAGAGGATATAGAGATTTGAGGCGAAGGATGAAAAAGAGAGTTTTCTGGAACAGTATTTCAATGAACTAATGGCAACGCATGATCAGTGGCTGATGTTTTTCTATACTATCAATATCGATGTTTGTCATTTTGATTTAACTCATTCGCCGCTTTTTCTGTGGGAATTCATAGGACAAAAACCTGAAGCTATGTATGACTTTAATTGTCACGTCCATCTTTTATCTACTCCGTCATGGGCAAGCTTAATGTTGTTGTTGTCATGACTTATTATAACCGCATTGAACAATTGCGGTTGACACTGGAATCAATTAACAAATCCAGGTACAAGGATTTCAAAGTAATTATAATTGATGATGCTTCACCACAGGAAATCTCAGGAATAGGCGATTATAAATTTCAAGTTGACATTTACAGGCTTGTAGAAAAGATTTCATCTAATCCGGGTCCGCTTTATAACATCGGATTTAAGTATGCGATTGACAAAGGCGCGGATGTGATAATCATTCAAAATGCAGAGTGCTATCATGAAGGCGATATTGTTACTCATGCTTCACAGATAAAGCCTAATGAGTATCTTACTTATCATTGTTATTCACTTGCCAAAGATCAGAAGATAGGCGTAGAGAGGCGTGATTTACTTCCATTGGAATCCGGTGATGAAGGCTGGTATAACCACGAAATGGTACGTCCGACAATGTTTCATTTTTGTTCAGCAATAAACGCCCGTGACCTTAAAAGATTAAACGGATTTGACGAAAGATTCGCGAAGGGTATTTGTTATGAGGACGATTACTTTGTTCATCAGATTAAGAATCTGAAACTTGATGTTAAGTTTATTCACGAGCCGTTTGTTTACCATCAATGGCATTCAATTGAGCCGCGCAATCCTGCCCTGACTGCATATAATGAACAGATATGGACTTCGCTTAAAAATAATACAGAGTATCGCGCCAAGCATCTCATCACCCAGGATTTATGATAAGCGTGGTAATGGCATACTATAACCGGCAGGCACAACTCACGAGGACACTAATCTCAATGAGTGAAAGTAAATACAGGGATTTTAATGTTGTTATTGTTGATGATTGTTCGCCGGAAGATATTGTTTTACCGGAGCTTCCGTTTGAAGTTAAGGTAATCAAAAACAAAGTAAAGGCTATTAATTCCGTACCAGTATTTAACCAGGGATTCAATGAAGCCTTAAAATTCAATCCTGATGTAGTTGTAATCCATAATCCTGAGTGTTATCATGTAGGCGATGTACTGTTAAGGGCCAGAGATGTAAAAGAAGATGAATACCTTTCTTTTGGGTGTTACATGGTTGATCGCGAAACCTCAGAGAGTGATTATGACATAAATAAAGTCATAGCAAACGATAATCACGTAACAACAACGGATGAGAACGGCGACTGGGGTAATCGTAACGGGTGGGCTAATCATCCTGTTTATGACCCCGTGGCTTTTCATTATTGCTGTGCTTTGAGAACTGAGAACCTTATCCGGTTAAACGGCTTTGATGAACGGTTTGCTTTCGGTTTAAGTTTTGACGATGATTACCTTGTAAGACAAGTGCGTAATTTAGGATTGAAGATTAATATAACTGAATTTCCTTTTGTCGTTCACCAGTGGCATCCTAATACTCAAAAAATGAGCCAATATTATGACTTGTGGAAAGCAAACGAAAGGGTATTATATGATATTATCCCTTTGAAAGAATATCGTGCCAAACACTTAATAACGCCTGACTTATGTGGAATTTAAGGGTCCCGAAAATGCTTCACATATACTGGGGTGGCGGTACGCTCCCGTACATGAGGTATCTTACGGTTAAAACGTTTATTGACTTGAATCCTGATTGGGATGTGTATCTATGGACCCCGATGGTAGAATCAAATAATGTATCATGGTGTTCCGGTGAAAATAGTTACAAGGTTGTTTGCCGCGACTATATGCCTTACCTTTTGAAATTACCGGTTATCCATACGGTAATTGACTTTAGTGAGTATGGTTTCACTCGAAACAGCGCAGAAGTTCACAAGGCTGATTATATGAGAATCACCCTATTGAATCATTACGGCGGTTTATGGTCTGACATGGATATAATTTACTTCAAACCAATGAATGAATTATATGTCAATAAACCTCAGTATGAAGATAAGGAAGCATTTGGATGTATAGCACATTATGGTCATTCGACTGGATTCGTAATGGCACAGCCGGATAGCAGGATGTTTAAAACGCTTGCAAACAGAATCCCGGAATGTTTCAGCCCCGGATCGTATCAATGCTTAGGTCCGGATTTGTTTAATAAGTATTTCAGAAATAAGATCCCTGGCGGCGTTAACCTTTCAATGGATGTAGTGTATGCTCACGATGCGCTTAACCAGGGGGATTTGATTAAACTTAAAAAAGGACGATTTACAGAAAAATCAATCGGGTGTCATTGGTACGGCGGTCATCCAATGTGGGGAAGGTTTATCAGAGACACAAACGGAGGGCTTGAAAATTTACAGGATAATTTGATAAGTAATTTAATCAGAGATGGACAATTACGGAACGCATCAAAAAGTATTGTTTAAAGCAGTTGAGCTAACTGATAAAAATGTTATTGAGTTTGGTGCAGGGGACTTCTCTACGCCGCAGCTTCACGAGCTTTGCAAGGGCAGAGTATTGGTAACAGTTGAGAATAATGCTGACTGGCTGTTGAAATTCATGCACCTTGAAAGTGATAACCATTTATTGTACAACTCTCCTAATTGGATAGTTCCTGAATCATGGGGTGTTGTATTTGTTGATAACGGTACATGGGAAGCAAGGTTAGAGGTTATTGATAGATATCGTGATAAGACTGATTTTATGGTAATACACGACACGGAAGCTATGGCAAACTGGGCTATTGTCGGACCTGCTGCTGCTGCGAAATTTGCAAACATAACCGATTGGCACGTTTATTTTAAATACTTCGCCGAATTCCAAGATAATGAAGGCGGCCCGTGTACTATTTTAGGGAGTAATTATATTGATATCAGCATGATCGAGATTGACGGCATGAAAAGAATTTACAGATGATAATAAAAGATTTAATTTTTGCAGCGAATATTCTACTTGACATTGAAGAGATGCACCGTGACGGCAGTAAGCCCTCATTGGATTACATCAAAAGGAAATGTATTGAATTTAAGATACCGGAGGCTGAAGCGGATTTGATAAAACTTGTCAGCCGGTGTACTCCGGTTTATAACATTGGAACGGTTAATTATGATTTTGACAGTCAATTGATATAATTTGTACCTTTGCAGTATGAATACTATTTTAATAAGAAAGGGTAAGCGTAGGATTGAATATTGTTTAAAGCCTTATTCAAACAATGCAAAATGGAGAAAATTTCCTAAATGCATAAAAACAAAGGCTCAAATGAAGGAGTATTTTAAAGAAAAAAAATGAGTGAAGAAACAGAAGATATACTGCAATTAAACGATAAACAGGAAAGATTCTGTTATGAATATTGCATTGACTTTAATGGAACTCAGGCCGCGATAAGATCAGGATATTCAGAAAATACAGCCCGTTCTATTGCTTCAACTCTGTTAACAAAAGTGAACATTCAGGCTCGAATTAAGGAATTGCAGGACAATCTTGCTGAAACAGCGGGTGTTAGCAGATTGAGGGTTTTGAATGAACACAAGAAACTCGCCTTTTCTTCTATAAGTGATCTTCATAATACATGGATTCAAAGAAAAGAGTTTGACGAACTTACTGACGACCAAAAGTCATCCATTGCTGAAATTGATACAAAGATCAGGTACGAATATCAATATAATCCTGATTCAAAAGAGAAAGAACCGATTCAGGTTGAATACATCAGGATAAAACTGTTCGACAAACAGAAAGCTCTCGACAGCATTTCAAAGATGCTGGGTTTTGATGCTCCGGTCAAAACAGAATTAAAGGTCAATGTTGCTCAATTGCCTGATATAATCATCAAATGATAGAGCAAGTTGTATCAGCCCCACAAAAAAGCATATTGCAGTCAACGGCTCCGATTAATTTATTTCTCTCAGGCGTTGGATCGGGAAAAACTCATTTACTTGGAATAAAGACCTATCAGCTTATCAGAAAGTTTCCAAAGGTCAGGGGCTTTGTGGGGGCGAACACATATTTACAGCTCGTTCAGTCAACTTTATTTCGCATTCGTGAATACTGGAAGTCAATCGGAATCGTCGAATATGATAAAGAATCGCATCCTGAAGGTCACTATGTTGTAGGGAAGAAACCGCCGTCACACTTTAATGTCGAAGGTCATAACTTTGATGACTATTATGGGATTATCTCTTTTATCAATGGATGTGTTATTTTTATCGGTTCACTTGAACGGGCAGCATCACACGAAGGAAAAGAATTTGGTTGGGCTGTATTGGATGAAACAAAGGATACGGATGAATCAGATGTTAAGGAGATAGTTATTGCACGTATCAGGCAAAAGGGGATGTTTCTTATTGATGGGGAGTTGTCAGACAAAGGAACGCCGGAGCAACAATACAATCCTTTATTCATTGCAACCTCACCGGCAAAGGTTGACTGGATAAACACCTGGTTCAAACTCGAAGAACACCTTGACGAAATCACGTCGAAGATTTACAGTAAAACGGATTTCTTTTACAAGCGGATAGATGACAAGTTTGTGTGTATCTCTTCAACCTGGCATAACGTTCACAACGTCGGGGAGAACTACATAAACAACATCTTAGCAAACAATACTGAGGAACGGGGCCGGGCATTGATATATGCAAATCCTTTTACGCTTGTCGGGGGAGAATTCTATTCTTCATTTGACCGGCTGAAACACGTCTCAAAATGTGAATACGACAAAACAAAGCCTTTGCATATTTCTTTTGACCAGAACTCAGTGCCTTATAACTCGTGTTCTATATGGCAGTTTGAACGAAAAGGTGAGGTCTGGTATTCGTATTGCATTGATGAGATCGCCCTTCAGAACCCCAGGAACTCAACAGAAGAGGTCTGTGATGAGATTTTAATGCGATATGCGCATCATCAGTCAACAATTTACTATTATGG